CGAATCTTTCTTGACAAGTTTGAATCGGCACGAGTCCTGACGAAGACGGTTGACACCCAGCTTCTGTCCAACAAGTTCAACCCTTCGACTGGTTCGATTGTTGACTTCAAGCGTCCTACTGACTACCGCAGCATCCGTACCGCTGGTGGTGATATCTCGGCTTCCACGAAGTCCGACATCATTGCTGGTAAGGCTTCTGGTGTGGTTCAGGACTACTTCACTGTAGCTACCGAATGGACGAACATTGAAGAAGCTCTCCAGTTGGATCAGCTTGATGAAATCCTTGCCCCGATGGCTACCCGTCTTGTTACCGATCTGGAACTTGATTGGTCGAGCTACATGGTCAAGAACGCCAACTTGAAGTACGGTAGCCCCGGCACTGCAATCGACGCTTGGTCGGATGTTGCTGGCGCCGCTGCCTTCATGGATAGCATGGGCGTCCCGATGGATGGCGAGAAGTACTACGTTGTTAACCCCTTCGTTGCCGCTACTCTGGCTTCTGCTCAGTCTGCTCTTCTGGCTAACAAGCTGGTAGAAACGGCATGGGAAAAGGCTCAGATCAGTGCCAACTTCGGCGGTCTCCGCGCCCTGACTGCAAGCACTCTGGCAAGCTACACTTCCGGTACTGCTACTGACCGCGCTGGTACTCTGTCCGCAAGCCCGACTGTTACCTACGTTGCAGCAAAAGACACCATGCAGCAGTCTCTGGCTGTTACTGGTTTCACTGCTAACGCTACGGTAAAAGCTGGTGAGATCATCACGATTGCAACCCGCAACCGTCTGAACCTGTCTACCCGTCGTCCGATTCTGGATGCTACTGGCGCGACTGTAATCTTCAGCGGTGTAGTAACTGCTGACGTTACCCTGGGTGCAAGCGGTGACGGTACGCTGGTTGTCTCCGGCGCTGCCATCTACGAAGCCAACGGCCAGTACAACACTGTTGCCTCGGCTCCGGTAAGTGGTGACGTTGTAACCCTGCTCGGTTCTGCAAGTACCCTGTACCAGCCCGCTATGTTCTACCATAAGCAGGCTTTCGGTCTTGGCACTGTGAAGCTGCCGAAGCTGTACGAAGGTGACACCATTGCAACTACCGAAGACGGTATGAGCATCCGTGTAACCAAATACTCCGATGGTGACGCCAACAAGCAGAAAATTCGTTTCGACCTTCTGCCTGCCTACGCCACCTTCAATCCCTTCTTTGCAGGTCAGGGATTCGGCGTGTAATGAACAAGGGGGAGGGCGCAAGCTCTCCCCTTTTCCTTTGAGGTAATCATGGCAAAGGCGAAAGACCCGCGACTGGCTAGGGCTGGTGTATCAGGTTTTAACAAACCCAAGAAGACCCCTAACCATCCAACTAAATCCCACGTTGTTGTCGCCAAGTCTGGGGATGAAATCAAAACAATTCGATTCGGTCAGCAGGGTGTTGTGGGAGCTGGCAAGGCACCGAAAACCGCAGGCGAGAAGGCCAGACGCGCTTCCTACTATGCAAGGCATAATGCGCAGGATTCCTCCCCTGACAAACTTTCTGCTCGGTACTGGAGTCATAAAACTAAGTGGTGACACAGATTTGGGTAAAGCCCAGTGGCGTTGAAATGACAATCAACCCCGAAAATATTGAGTTAGCAAAATCGCTCGGCTGGGTGCCGAAAGATCAAGTACCCATTGTCGAGGAAGTGGTAGAATTACCGAAGCGCAGGGGCAGACCGCCCAAGATCAAAGAGGCTTGAAATGGCTACGGTAGCACAAGTCGCAAAGGCATCCCTTCAGCGAATTCTGGTACAAGCGTCTGAGGCTCCTCTGGAAGCAGACGAATATCAAGATTTCATCTTCGCAATGAACAACTATATGCTCGCACTGGATGCGTCTGGTGTGCATTTGGGATACACCCAAGTATCTAATCTCGGTGATCTGGTTACAGTCCCTGTTGGCGCTCTTCGTGGAATGATTGCGAATCTCGCTATCGAAGTGGCTCCCGATTACGGCGGGGTAGTAACTGATGCACTTGTCCTACAGGCCAGAGAAGGTCTTCAGGCGATGAGGATGCTCGGTCAAACTATCGGTGCAACCCGCAATCCTTCTACGCTTCCCATTGGTTCTGGCAACACAGATACTGGCTACGGCTGGACTTGGAACTTCTATCCTGACAGCGAAGAGTCTATCTTGGCTGAAACGATTGGCTCGATATCTCTGGAGAATCAGACCAATGTATGACCGAGCGTATGGCGTAAAGCAATCTGACTTCACCGCGCAGACAAGCATAATCTCAGGCTCATTCCTGGGGTTCTTTGCAAATGGCTACAACTACAAGATTAGCTATGACAACTTCCTTGGTGGACTCGGTGTAACGGGTTCCATTGCTCAGGATGGCGCTGTTACCGGTACTCCGGTTCTGGACATTCAGGGTACTGTTAACTTGATCCGAAACATTGAAGACGGATCGGGCATTGTTACTAACGTCTCCGCTGAAAACGGCATCACGATAGCCCACAACTTCACTGTCAACACCACTGGTCAACCGTTGATGCAGGACATTGCTGCGGCGAGTCCGATGTTCGTTTCATTGGTAGGTGGTACTGGTATTTCATGTACTACGGTGGGTGACACGATTGAGATTGCCTCCACTGATGCTGCTTCGTATGCGTCTGTATCGGTTGAGGGAAGCAGTACTGCTACAGTGATTGCATCCACGGCAACCCCGGTGAAAGTAGCTGGGACGTTTGTGGTCGGTGATGTATCTACAGGTTGGACGGCTACAACTGACGGAAGAATTACGCACACCGGCCCCACGGGAAGGCACGTTATCAACGCTGTCGCAACGATTGATACGTCAACTGGTAGCAACCATCTCATCTCGCTGTACATTGCGAAGAATGGCACCGTGATTTCAACCAAAATGACCGACACCATCTCAGCCGGTCAACCGAGAGCAATTGCTACTTTTGCAAACATAGTCCTGAATCAAAACGATTATCTGGAAATGTTCGTAAGAAACCAGTCAACAACTGCGAGCGTAATCGCTGTCAACGCTGTTCTGAGCGCACTCTAATGCCAATCGTCACTCTCCCCATCACTAACGGGTTCTATGTAAGTAACTCCCTGCCCATCTCGGCGCAAGAGTGTACTAACTGGTATACCGTGGTTGAGAGCGCCCCTTCACTGGCTCCAGAAACGCTCAGGGGAACGCCGGGGATTGAACAGGTAGAAACATCAGGGACTATCTTGCAATCCAACAGGGGCGCTCACACGATGGCTGGTGTGGCCTACTTTGTGAACGGCACTAAACTCTACCAATTAGACCAGACCCAAGTTATTCCTACGGAGGTTTATGATCTGGTAGAACTTGGTACTGTGGCAGGTACTGCACGTTGCTCGATGGCTGATAACGGAACGCAACTGTTGGTATTGGTTCCTGGGGGCAATGGGTACATCTACAACCATGTAACAGATACGTTTACCCAGATCACAGATTTAGACTTTACCGCTAACGGCAATCCTCAGTTTGTAGTGTTCATTGATGGTTACTTTGTCGTCACGACTGACACCAAAAAGTTTATAGTTTCAGCAATCAATGACGGTCTTAGCTGGAATGCCTTGGACTACGGAACGGCTGAATCCGATCCTGATAACATCGTTGCTCCCATAGTATTCAAGAACCAGTTATTTATTTCGGGAAGTCAAACATTCGAGGCTTTCCAGAATATCGGTGGCTCAGATTTCCCCTTCCAGAGATCGGGATTGTTCTTGGATAAGGGTGTGTTCTCTCCCTATTCGCTGATCAACACTCAAGACACGTTCATGTGGGTGGGCGGTGGACAGAATGAATCCCCTTCCATCTGGGCGTTTGCTGGTAACTCGACTCAAAAGATATCCACTGTTGCCATAGACTTCATTCTTAAAACGCTCACCAACGATCAACTAGCGAATGTGTATTCGTGGACGTACTCACAGAATGGTTCGTACTTTGTAGCTTTTGCGCTACCGAATTCGACTCTGGTTTATGACCATGCCTCTAAACGCTGGCACGAAAGAAAGTCCTACATTGAAGGTGAACAGGTAGGCTATAGGGTTTCGGGTCTGACCCAGGCGTATAACCATATCTTCTGCGGTGATCTGATTGATGGCCGTATTGGGAAGCTGAATCCTGATCTGTTTACTGAATACACTGGCAACATTATACGGACAGTTGCTACCCAGCCTTTCCAGAACAACACACAATCCATGTTCGTGCCGTCGATTGAATTGACTGTTGAATCAGGTGTGGGTAATGCGGAATCTGTTAACCCCCTGATTGCAATGGATCGAAGTGTTGATGGTAAAACGTGGTCGGATCAGAGAACGCGAGAACTAGGAAGGATTGGTCAGTACAACCGTAGGGCAATCTGGCGCAGAAATGGTCGGGCTTCCAGATTCGAGGTGTTTAGATTCACCCTGTCCGACCCTGTCAAACCTGTCATTATCCAGTTGAACGCAGACATCCTGCCGGGGACGAAATGACCGGCCCTAGACTTAACGCTGCCAATCCTATTGTCGAAGAAAACGGCACCATGTCGCAGCAGTTTAGGACATGGACTCTGGACGCTTCGTTGAGTATTCCGATTATAGGAACAGGGTCTCCAGAAGGTGTAGTCACTGCTAGGCAATACAGTCTATACATCAATTCTGCCGGTGCTGCTGGCTCAATTGAGTACAGGAAGATGCTTCCAGATATTGGTGGGGATGTAACACAAGGATGGAAATTAGTGTAAGAGCGTGTGATGACGATGAGGCTTTGGAGTATCTCCGCGACCCGTCTGTTATCAAGTTACTCAACATCGACCCACAAGGGATTGGGTTAGACTGGATTACGATGATAATGGATGAAAAACTTTTGGTTGTCGCAAAGCCAGAGGGTAATGAGTTAGAGATTCATGTAGCGTGTAAGTTTCGAGATCGTGGCGCAGTCCGCGAAACAATGAAGCAAGGGCTTGAATGGTTGCATGGTCAGGGCTTTTCAAAGGTGTGGACTACTGCACCGGATGAGAGAAAAGCTCTTGGAAAAATGTTAGAATTTCTGCAATTCCGCAAGGTCGGAGAGAGGTGGGAACATGGGTATTGAAACTGCAATTTTGGCTGCTGGCATTGGTGCTGCTGGGTCTCTCGCAGGTAGCGCAATGGATCGACGCGCTCAGGGTAAAGCGGTAAATCAGGCTAACGAAGTTACTGCGGCTCGAACACAGGCAGGGCTTGAGGCGCTTCGTCCTGCTTTTGAGGCGTCCCAGAATGTACGCCGTGAAGCTCTCGGCATGGGCAATCAGATGCGTCAGCAGGGAATGCAGCAAGGTCTCGGCATGATCGGTCAGTTGTACGGGCCGACTGCTAACCTCCAGCAGCAGGGTAATCTCGCAGCTCAGAGGATGATGCTTGCCGGTCTTCCCATGCAGAGGGCCGCAATTCTCGGTGGGAAGATTGATTACAGCCAGCTTCAGCCGCAGACGATTAATTACGATCCGAATATGCTCGCTGGTATTTTCGGACAGGCTCAGTTGCCGCAGGGTGATGTGACCTATTCCCCCTTCCCGACTGCTCAGGCGATGAGGTAATCACATGGCGACCCCTGCCGAACAGTTTGCTGCTCAACCCGTTGATGCGCAGATGAATCAGATCAGGCTTTGGTTTCAGCAGAATCCAAATGCCAGTGAAACCCAGATTCAGAGCGCAATGAATCAGTATGGAGTTGCCCCTAAAACGGTTGCTCTGGCGATGGGTAACACTAGATTGCCGAATGCTCCAGCCTCGATTCAGGTAGCGCAGTATCAAAACATCACTGGTAACAGGTCGGACATTAACGACATCAACCGGGCGATTGTAGCTAGGAATCTCGGTGTATCTGCCGAAGAATTATCTGGTCTTGGCGGGATGGATTTAGCTCAGGCTCAGGCTCTCACCGGTCGGGCAGCAGAACAGAATGCACAAAAGGGACAGGTTAGTCAGGATCAGATCAGGGCATTCATAGCAGCCAATCCGAATCAGTCTGACCAGCAAATTGCTGCCATGATGACTGAATATGGGGTGACTCCACTTCAGCTTTCTCAAGCTACTGGCGTGGATGTTGGCACGATTCAGGCGCGACTTGGCAGTGCTGTTCAGGCTGGTGCAGAGAATATCCCAACAGGTCAGGCCGGGTTTGAGCAGGCTCTTACGTCTGGCCTAGCAAATGCAACTGGAACGCTTCAGGGCGCTGAGACTAGAGCAAGAGCTGATCTGACTCCAGCAATGGAAGAAGTTGCCAAACTCTATGGCTTGAATGTCGATGATCTTAGATCGGCAGGACAAGTAGCGCGTGGAGACATAGAACGCACCTACGGGCAAGCTGGGCAACTGTTCACCCCTTACCAGCAGGCTGGAACCACGGCTCTCCAGAAGCAACTGGCGCTGTCTGGTGCGCTCGGTCAGGATGCGTTTAATGCCGCGTATCGGGAAAGCCCGTATGTACAATTCCTCCGTGAACAGGGTGAAAGGTCTACTCTGTCGGGTGCTGCTGCAACTGGTGGTCTAGGCGGTGGTCGAGTACAGCAAGAACTTGTCCGTTTTGGTCAGGGTCTAGCTGGTCAGGGCTTACAGCAGCAGATACAGAATCTTTCTGGGCTATCTGGACAGGGTTTGCAAGCAGCAGGTTCAGGTGCCAATATTCTTACGGGAATGGGTACTAACCTGTCCAACCTCGGTACAGGTACTGCCCAGAACATTGCAGGTCAGCGTCAGGGATTGGCAGGCGAGAGAAGCCAGTATGGTGCTAACCTTTCTAACCTTGCGACTTCCACTGGTGCCAGCATTGCTAACCTTCAAGCTCAGGCTGCCCAGAACGTAGCAAACCAAAGAGCGAGAGCAGGTGAATTGCTGGCGGCTCAGATTAGCGGTGCAACAACAGGTATTGCTGATCTTGCGAATGCTCAAGGCGCCAACTTTGCCAACCTCTGGAATCAGTACGGCACTGCTGGTTTAAATCTTTCTCAGAACGCAATCAACCAACAGATTGCAGCACAACAGCAAGCAGCAGCAGATGAGGCTAACGCGCAGCAGAACTACGGTATCAACACATCAGCCGCTTTGAGTGGTCAGCCGTTCATGCAGCAGCAGCCGTACAACTATAGTGGGGCGATCAACAATGCACTCCAAGCTGGTGCGCTGGGTTATGATCTGGCTGGTGGTGGCGGGAAGGGTACTGCTCCGTCCAATATGTCCAAGACTGCGCCAGTAAGTGACTATGGCTTCATGCAAGGTCGAGGCCCGACGATGCAGCCGCAACAAAATAACTTCCTATACAGTTCAATGATGGCTCGGAATCTGGGGCGCTAAACATGGCACAAGATATCGGTTTACTGCTTCGCGGTCTCGGTGCCGCAGTCTCCAATCAGGTTCCTCAGTTTCGCCAGCAGATGATGGCTGACCAAGAGAACCAGATGCGTCAGCAGGAGTTCCAAGCCCAGCAAGAGCAGCGGATGCGCCAGGCTGAGATGCAGAACATGGAGATTATGCAGGCTCGCCAGCAGGCTGCTTTCCAGGATGCTGATGCGGCTATTCGTCTGGCTGCTGCTGGAAACTATGAAGCCATCATTGCACTTGCTGAAGACCGGATGGAGTTGGATCAGAGACTCGGTGGCCCCATGAAAGGCGACCAAACACCCATGCTGGCTAACATGGCTCGCAGGGCTGCTATGGGAGATGCCGAAGCCGCAAGACAGTTGAACTTCCAATTGCTCGGTCTTGTTGAGCAGGGTAGGTCGCGTGGTGTATTGCAGATGCCGGAAGCTCAAAAACCACTTGAGGTAGGTGGAAGGCTTCTTGATCCCAAAACATATGCAGTTCTGTATGAACCGCCTGCCGGATCCCAAACTGATGAATACAGTCCCGGCATTACCAGATATAGGAATGGTGTTGCTGTTCAGTATAGCAGGCAAGGTAGAAGGCAAGTTGTTGATGAGCTGGGTCTGGTTGTCGAGGGTCGGGCTGCTCAAGATGCTATTCAGAGAGGAATAGATTCAGGCGTTACAGAAGCTGGTCAGGTTGCCGTTTCTCAAGCACAGGGCAAAGGCGCAACAGAACGGGCGCAAGCCATTATCAATGCAGGCGTGGATGCAATTGGTCAGTTTCCAGTTCTTACCAGATCGCTTGATCTTCTGGATGAAGTTCAGACCGGCGGGTTTGCTGGGGCGGCTACACGGGCAAAAGCTCTATTCGGTATTGAAAGTGCTGATGAAGGCGAGCTGTCCTACAACATTGGTATCAATGTCCTTCAGCAACTGAA